ATCTTGATCTTCAATTAACCAATATAACATAACCTTTTTATTTATTATAAATGTAAAAAAGAGGCTTGGATAAACCAAGCCTTCTTATTTTTTATTTTTCTGTTTCAAGGAATTGTTCAAGCCAGTCATCTGCTCCTTCTCCCATAATTTTAACTCCTTCAGGGAAATCTCCATCTAACTTATGAGAAATATAATCTCCAGATTCTGTGTATAATATATAATCATCTCCTGTTTCAGAGTTTCTTACTATCCATGCTGGGTTAGAGGAAACTTCAAATCCGTTTTCTTTTAGTGTTGAAACTAGAGTTTCTTCTGACATTTCATTTAAATTAGCTTTGTATTGACCTTCAGTGATCAAACCAGCTAGTTTTTGCATTTTCAAAAATTCGTTGTTCATGTTTTATTATTTTTAAATTTGTTTATAAATATACGAGAGAATGTTTGGAATGTCAAATTATTTTAACATTTTAAGAATTTCTTCTCTTATCATTTCTTTTAGTTTGACCTGTGATGTACCTATTTTTGTTAAATTTCTAGGTCCCCCTGCTCCTTTAAATCTATATTCTACTTTTCCGTCTAATACTTTTTTAACTTTATTTTTGATTTCGTTGTTTGTTTGTTTTGGATTTAAAGATTTAGGGAATATAATTGTATTTCCTTTAACTTCATATCCTAAAGTATCAGCTGTTTTACCTGAAAATTTATCTAAACGAGCTGCATTAGCAGCACTGTTAACATAAAATTGCCCATATGGTTTTCCATCTTCAGATGACAATACATTGTATAGTTCATCTATCATGTTTAACATGTCTGGGTTTTGTTTCAAATATTTAGATGTACTTGGATTTTCAAATAATGCTTCTTCAAATTTTTCAGGAGATTCATTGTTCATTTTGAATACTGAAAGGAATGAATTTTTTACAAAGCTCATACCTTGAGCTAAATATATTTTTTTAAGTGTAACTAGGTCACCTTTATCTTGTGAAAATGTTCCACTGTAATTTTTAGGGTCGTTTATAGCTGCTTCTGCTCCGTCTACATCTTTTGTTACGATTGTTACATCATATTCTGCCTTTTCTATTGCTACATTAGGCATTTCTTCTTCTTGTTCGAATAATCTTCTAACTAATATTTTGCTCATTTGTTTGATAAAATTTTAAATAATTTTGTTTTAAAAATTCTTGTAGACCTCTTCTTTTAAGTCTTTGTTCTGTTAACTGGGTGATATTCCTGTTAGTTATAAATACATTATCTCTCTCACCTGTTAATGTCCATAATATAGTAAAGGGAACATATAATTCCCAAGCCCAATCTGTGCTTTGTGAATTAATACTATCGTATGTGTCTTTGTTTACTTCAAGATAAATATTTTCGTTTGATTTTACAACAAAATATCTAGAAAATGCCCCTAAATTATAATCATCTTGAGTTGGTGTTGGGTAGTATTGAGATGGAAGGAGTTTTACAGTTGCAATGTCTATATTTTTTAATGGAATGTATTCAGAAGTTAAGTCTATTTCTGAGTTGTTATCTATAATATTATTATAAAATGGAGCTATAGTTAATGTTGGAGAGTCTGTAGGGGTATTAGTATTAACTTGTAATATAATCTCTACTGATGGAGAATCATTTGGGGTTTTTCCTGTAAAGTATTTTCCGTCATAACTTTTCCAGTAATATCCATCATAAGAGATAAGAGTATCTTTGTAAACAAATTCTCCTTGATTTGTTTGTAGGTTTGTAATAAGTCTATTTTTAGGTATATACATTATTATCTATTTATCCAGTTTATAAGTGGAGAATTTTTGTTAAAAGTTGGGTATATATTTTTGATGGAGGTTTCTAGACGATTTATATATCCTTCAGTATTATTATTATCACTTGGGGGTGCATATATGTAAATAAACTGAACTAAATTTAAAGGAACTTTTTTTCCAGCTGTGTCTCTTACACTAAGAGGAACGTTCCATGTATTTTGATATTGTTTACTTTTAATATTAGATCCATTTACAATAGTACTAGGATAGTTACCATTTGACCATCTTTTTATTTTATACTCAACTAAAGCTTTTACTCCTAGTTCTGGGGTAGAAAATTTAGCAAAACGTCTTTTATATAGTGGATCCCTTACTACTCCTGGGTCTAAAGTTCTAAAATTAAATGAAAAATCTAAATTACCAGGATTATTATTTCTTACAGGGGCTGAATTAGGGGAATTTTTTCTATATCCTTCTTGAGTACCTATAAATAATGCTAATTGGAATATAAATGAATTTTCATTATATCCTGCAGATTTTAAAATTTCTTTTAAACCTGGATTATTTGGGAGGTTTTGATTTGAAGGTTGCTGTTGAGTAACAGTAGATCTTTGAATAGGTGGGCGTTTAATAGCTTCAGGAGTATCTATTCTAGGTGCTGGTATGGCATCTATATGGGTAATCCAAGAAGCATTATTTATTACATGGTTTATTGCAGTTACTTGTAAGTCAATATTATCTTTACCATATGCTGGGGGTAGAATAGTATCGTCTATTAGAAATTTTTCCCATAATCTTATCCCAGACATTCCATCCATATCAAATCCTAATTTGAACGGCATAAAAAATGGAGTTGAGATTTGTTTTTTTTCGGTTAAATTACCTACTGATAATTGGAGATATTGAGTTGTTAATTCTTTAAGAGATGATAAAGTTTCTGCATTCCAAGATGTTTGGTCACCGTATATTGTTTGGAAAGTTTCTGCAATTTTTCCATTCCATAATTCAGTAATTTTTTCATTACTATAATCAACTGAGCTTGATGGTGGAGTGTAGTTCCAGTTAGTTCTTTCTGTTAATACTCTATCTTTTAATCCATCATTATATTGACTGAATGCAGTAGCATTTACAGTAAGTTGGTTTGAGTTTATTTGGGCTCCAGCTACTATCATTGTAGCTAAATTATTAGATATTTCTGCTTCTAAAGATAAATTTCTTACAAAACTTCCTTCTTTTCCAGGCTTTACTCCATAGAGATTAAATCTAACTAAAGATAAAGGATCTCCGTTTTCATCAATTTTAGGAGTATTAAAAATAGCTTGGGGAGCATTTTCTATAAATCTAATAGTGCCTTCATGTGGGTCTTCTTTTATTACTATTGAGTTAATATTTCCTAAACAAGATTGTATTGTATTTATAATCTCTTTTAAAAAAGAAAGTAAAGTAATAGATCCGTCTTTTTCTTTTGGAAGACTATTTAAAACATCCAATATATGTCCTATACTAACATATACATTAGCTAATCTTCCTATCTTAGGATTATCATCTACAATCCATTTTGCACCACGTGATAGAAGTCCAGACCAATTAGATTGAGGTACAGTTATATTAGGATAAAGGAATGATTCATCTAATCCTACTAAACATTTACTTGGGTCTCCAGAAAATCCTCCAGGGACACGTAAAATATAATTAGTATCATTATCTAAATCTTTAAAATTCATGTCAAATTTAAATAAAGGGACTTGGTTACCATTCTTTTTATCATATAATAGAAGTTTAGAATATATTATAGATAATAAGGTTCCAAATGTAATATAATATGAATATATACCAGCATTTGAGCCATCTTTTTTAGCTTGAGGTACAGCAAATATTGCGTTATTTATAGTAATATCAATTGGTTTAAAGGAATTATTAGGGTCAGGGATAGAGATAGTGTAATTTTGTCTAACTCCTCCTGTACTATTTTTGTATGTTTCATATATGCTATTTAATATATTAACAAGTTCACTTTTATTAGCATTGGCTATTATTAATTGGTTTATCTCATCTGCAATTGGTCTTCCTTCACCATCCGTTATGACGGCTGAATTTGGGTTAGTATTTAGTAATTTTTGAGTAGGGAAAACTGTGTTTAATTTTAAAGATTCAATAATATCTCCCATTCCTGTAATGGCAACTGTACATATGTAACTTCCATCTCCTTGAAGAGACCATTTGAAATGATGGATTTTCCCATAAACAGCTTCATAATTTCCGTAATGTTTCTTTTTTTCTTCTTTTATTTTTTTATAAACATTAAAATGGGTTCTATCCTCCCCTGTAGGGTTTAAAACATAGCTTAAAGGAGCTGATGTGAAGTTATCAAATTTTTGAAGTTTACCTTCATTATCTATATAAACACTCCATCCAAATTCTAATAAAAGAGTATATCCGGGTCTTAGATATAAAGTATCTATAAGCGCCATTTGTTGTCTTGAGAAACATTGAATTTGAACTTCTGCTTTTCCATAAGTACCATGGCTATAGTAAGTAAATTTTGCATCTAAAATTCCTGGGAGAGGTGCAAATCCTCTATTTCCGTTATCTGTTATTCTTTTTCCTCCCCATCCATACGCACCATTAAAAATATTACCTTGGCTTAAACCATATTTTAAATTAGCATTTTGATCTACTACTCCTCCTTGAAGAATACATTTTTTAGCTAAATCATCTCCTGAGATGTCATTTTTGGAAAAACCCATTTTAATTAGGTCATTTAAAACTTTTCCCTCATTTAAATCAACTGAACTAGCTAATCTAATCCAGGGTGTTTTAGTTGTGTAATATAGTAAATTTTTAGGGTCAATATTAGAATATTGGCCTAGAGCTTTTTGCCTAGCGTTTATTTGTTCTGTTACCCATGTTCTAAATGGACTTCCTGTAATATTTCCCATTGTATCATAAACTATTTAATCTATTATAACTATCTATAATACCACTTATATCAGTTGGTATTCTTAGTTGTGTTCCAGTTGGTATTGTAATTGATCCAAATTTTATTGAATTTGGATTAGCCGCTGATATGATCCAATATAATGTAACATCTTGGTAGAATTGATTTGCTAATATATCTAATCTATCTCCAAAATCTGTTATTACATAAATATCATTTTCACTCAACGGGATTTCTGGATATTTTACTGTAATGTAATATTGAGTACCTAAAGTGCCAACATTTTCATTAGTGTTTCTAATAAGTCTTATATTACTATATCTATTCATTATGGTCTAAAAAAAGGACTATTAGGGGAATTTGGAATATTTAATGCATTTGAAGAAGGAGCAACAGAGTTTATCCCAACATTATCAGTTGTTAATGATTGAGCTATAGGAGCTCCAGTTGATGCATCATCTGAGGTTTTAGCATTAGACGCATCATAATATGTATAGAGATCTCCATAATTGGTATATATTGGTGATGATGGGTCTCCAGCAGCTAATGCTATATACTTTTCTGAGATTGGGGCATATGTACCTTTTTCACGTTGTATAGCAGAATCTGAGTTAGGTTTTTGTGGTAGGAAATTATGGATTGGGGTAAATGTCATTCCTGTTACTTTAATCATGTGTGGAAGTTCTTTTACACTATCATCACTTTTACCTTCTTCATCTATCCCTATTTCCCAAGTAGATTCTTCAGGAATATTATATGTTAATGAAGTTATAAATCCAGGTTGTTCGTATAAATATCCTCCTAAAGTTAAACGTAATAAATTTCCTCTCATAAACCCAGCCCCAGTATAATCAGGTGCTAGAGTAGATGCAAGATAATTTAATTTTCTATACATTGGAATAAGTTCGGCTTTTGATTGAGCATAAACTGTAAATGATAAGTTTATACTTCTTTCAAAACCTTGATAATTATATAATGTATCTCCTCTTCCAGAATATTTTATTGGATTCCAAGTAGCACTATAATTGTCATCAAATGAGTCTATAAATGCTCTAAAATGCATATAAACGGCTTGTCTGCCATTCCCATCATTATTTATAGCAGCTATTCTAAATTTAACTAGATCGTTAACTGCATACCCAAGATTTGGTCCTTCCCCGTCATACATAGGCAAAGCATTGATTTTATCTAATGCTACTAATGTACTGGCATTAATTCCATAATTAATTACATTTTTACTACCTTCTGTAGGATTTTGGGAATGTTTTCCTGGATTTCCTAAGTGGTTTCTTAGTTCAGTATTTTTACTTAAATATGATGGTGAAATAGATAAAACTGTTGATTTTGAGATATTATTTGATCTAATTAAAGTTCTTCTAAAATCTTCTTTTACTTCTGAATTTAAATTTAATGAAGATGGAGAAGCAATTTGTTCTGGGGTGTAATAGAAAGATTTTAATAGAGGGTGATCTGTATCCTTAAATGGTTTTCCATCAAACTGAGTATTTACATTAGTTCTTTGTTTTGATAAAAGAATATTAGTATTACCAAATCCTAAAATTGAACCCGGGCCACCAGAATAGGAGTATAGATTAACATTAGTAGAACTATTAGCCTGATTATTTCCCCATAATTGTAATAGTCTATTAAATTTAGGATCAAGTTTATTATTGACACTTACAAAATTACTAAGAGGGTTAGATTGGTTTGGAGTTGTTTGTGTTGAAGGAAGTTTATATTCTTCAATATTTGATATTTTAACAACATCTTCATATTTTACTATACTAAGAGGACTACCATCAATAGGAGCAATTCCAAATAAGTTTAAATGTGTTCCTAAAAATCCTACTCCAGCTTGGGCTATTGTAGAAGAAGGTAAATATATTCCTTGATTTAATCCTAAAGCATAACTAGCCCCATTAGATGCTTCAGTTTCAACTGATGTTTTAGATAATAAATTTTGTTTTACTGTAAATAAGGACCCATTAGGGGATTTTAAATCAAAAAACATTTGAGTTAATCTACTAACATCTTTAGCAGCACTAATAGGAGCTAAAAGTCCTCCTCTTAAAATAGAATCTATACCTCCGGTTTGGAATACTCCAGAATTTTCTCCTTCAGGGATAGAAGTTTGTATGTAAGGTTGATTACTTGAACCCCCATATGGTCTATCCTTTCCAAACTTTAAAGATTTTAAAGAGGTTTTTAGATCTATTAATGGCATATATTAGAATGTTCTACCTTCTGGAGCTCCGTTTTTATAAGTTCCTTTTATAAATGAGTCATTTATGCTTGGAGTTTGAGCGTCTCTTAAAGCTGTAACTGGTGCAACACCATTAATATCTAGTTCTGATGGTTGAGGCAATTGATTTGGAGTATTATCGTCATATCCAATGTAAGCAGCGTTTACACTTGGGAAATTAATACCATTCAGTGAGTATGATGGTTTACTTCCGTCTGCGTGTAACTTCGATTGTTTTGTAGCTCCTGCATTTATTACACCTGGTCCTCCATTGTATTTTGATAGATTTGAGCCTCCAATTGTTAATTTATCTAGTAATCCCATAGTTGTATTGTTTAATTGTTTATTTGTTTATAAATATTAACCCATTTTAGAATTTGCCATTACTGTTGCTCTTCCTACTTGAGTACCATCCATATAGACATTTCCTCCCTTTTCTACAGTAGCTATTAATTTTTCAAGTAGAGCCATTACTCTAGTATTATCTTGAGAACCCCCAAATGGGTTTGTTGCTCCTATAATAATATCATCTTTTCTAAATTTTTGAACAGGCAAGCCTGGGCGGGAAATAAAATCTGCGGCTATAGAGGGTTCTACATCAAAAACAGGTTGTGATTCTTCTATTGATATTTTTTCATTTATTTCTGCTATTTGAGCATTAATTCGTTTCTGTTCATTAACATCAGTTGTAGAGGAACGTTTTTTCTCTAATTGAGATTTTTCATAATTAAGTCTATCAGTTTCATCTACTCCTCCGAAGGGATTAAATAATTGGCTAATAATTCCTTTTCCTTGGCTTAATCCTATTGCAAAATCTGTAGCAGCATTAGCTAAAGCGTCTAAAGCCCCGCTGCCTACAAGTGTAGAAAATATTTCTTTTGCTTTTTCTAAAGCATCATTAAATTTAGATTGTGCGTCTTGAGCTTGTAGAGATGCTAACGATTCATCTCCTAAAATTTGGATTAAAGATTGTCCTTGAGCTTCTAAAATAGATTGATTATCTTTTAATACTCTAAAATAATCTTGAGCAGTTGCTGTATTATTTTCAATTCTATTAAAAACACCCTTTTCTATATTACCCGATGCTTTTAATTGTTCTATTGTTTTTTCACCTAATTTTAAATATGCACCTCTAGTATCATTAAGATTTTGTTGTTGAACTAATATATCTGCTAATTCGTCTCTTTGTAATCCAAACGTTTTAGCTAAAGCCTCTTGTTGGATAACATTCATTCTACTAAATTCTCCAGCACTTCCTATTTGATTAGTTACTTCTTTAGCGACTGTTTCTAAATCTCCAAATAAAGCAGCAGCTCTTGCTACTTCAAAATTAAATTCTTTACCTAGTAATAATTCAGCTTCAATTTCACTAGTAATTGAATCTTCAAATTGTAATAAACTTTTAGAAATACCTTCAACTGTTTTTAGATTTGAACCTAATTTAGCGGCTGCAAATGCAGCATTAGTTAAACCTTCAGCTCCACCTTTTATTGTAAGTTTATTAGCATTATTTAATGTTAAAACATCTTTTAATATTTTACGTTCATTAATTAATACCCCAGATTCAAGCTTTCTTAACTTTGTAGTACCTAAAACTGTAGTATTAATATCATCTATTTCTTTTCCTGTTGCTGCTGTAGTATCTAATAAACCTTTTTGTTCTTCATCAGATAATGCTAAAAATTTAGTTGCATTAGCGAATTGAGTTACAAATGCAGCTCCTTCTTGATTTCTAGTTTTGGATAAATCAACAGATGTACCTAAAAGATTATTAATTTGAATATTAGCATCTACTATTTCTTTTTGAAGCAATAAATTACCTTCTTGAATTTTAGCAAAATTTCCAGCACTGTCTGCGATTTCAGTAAAAGCATCTCTTGTACCACGAGCACTATCCTTGCTTATATTAAAGTTTTTAGCAATATCTGTTACCTGTTTATCAGCAGCAAACATTGCTTCTACAAAAAATTGAGCTATTTTAACTAATGCAGTAAAAGTACCTCCCATTAATACAGTAGGATCAAGTAAACTTTCTTTTATTGTTTTTCCGGTTTCTTTAAGTCCAGACTTAAATACTGATGTTTTAGTAGAACCTTCTTTAGCGGATTCCTGTTGTACTCGTTTTAATACTTTTTCTGAGTCTATTAGTTGTCCTAATATGGGAATTTTGGTAAATCCTTTTAATATTTTACCTGTGTTTCCTAATTTTTGATTTATTTTATCTGCTTCATTTGCTTGAGATAGTAATTCATTTGTTAATTCTTCTTCAATTTGTTTAGATTCCTCTAATTGTTGAAGAATTTCTTCTCCATCGACTAATTGATTCCGTGTAGCTATAGCAATTTGAGCTTCAATAGTAGCAATTTTGATTTTTCTTTGTTCAATTTGCTTTTCAATTTCTAAACGACTAAGGTTTCCTTGTTTAAGTTTAGATAAGTTTCCTTCAATTAATGTAGAAGTTTTAGCTAAAGTATTTAAACTTTGAGTAATGTCTTTTTTAAGGGTATTAGTAAAAGTATCTGTTGATGTAAAAGATTGTTCAAATATATCTTTTATTTTGGAAGATATATCACGTAAGGCATCTTCAACAATTCCTGCCGTTTCCCGAGCTTGTCTTCTTATATCATCTTGATCAGCCATTTATTAGGTTTTGTTATAAATATTAAAAGCCCCTATTTTTTAGAGGCTTTTGTTGTAGTATATGTTGGTGGTTGAGCATTTTTTAAAAATTCAGGCGATACAACTTTCCCATTTTCAGTTACTTTTTTAGAATTTCCACTTTGAGATTGTTTAGTATTTTCATTTTGCTTTTCATAATATTCTTTTAATTTATTAAAAGTAAATTTACGAAGCCAAATAGGCATATTGTATACTGTATCATAGTCATATCCTCCGTTCCCATGAAATATAATTTCATGGATTGAAGTAAATAAAGATACTCTAAATTCAGGTATTATACTAGAGATCAGGCCAAAAAAAGCTAAGATTAATTGGTATTTCGATGCCCTCCTCAACACCATCAATCATTACTTTAGTTTCCATATTAACATCCGGAGAAATACTTTTAATATATTTTCTAAGTGAACGTGAATCTTCAGCTAATAAATAATTATCAATAAAGTCTTTAATTTCAGCTTTATCTGTTTTACCGTTTACTGATACTATTTGATGTTTTAGACGAGTGGTTACTTCTGGGAGCACTTCAATGTTTAATTTAGTGTAACTTTGAATTTCTTCTTTAATCTTTTCTTCATCTTTGTCTGTCAAAAATTTAAATTCAATTTTATTTTCAGATTTTGGAAGAGTATAAATTACTGTACCATTTGATGATATTAAAGATTCATCAAAAGGTTTATTATCTAATTGAGATAAATCTACATTATATGATTTGCCTTGATACTCAAATGAATAATCTTTACCATATCCTAATACACGTGATGCTATTAAAATAGCATTTTTATCTCCACTAACTAGATCTTTAATGTTGAATTTGTTCATTGTTAAAGATTCTAATAATTTATCTAAAACTACACCTTTTTGAATATAGGACTGGTTTGATAAGATATCTTCTTCTTTAGCTGTCATGTATTTCATTTCAACTTTTCCACTGCGAAGAATGTGATTTGCAGGATACACTAAACCTTTTGAGGGTAGTTCAACAATTTCTGTTGGGAATTTAAACTTGTTTTCTTCCATAAATTTTTATTTGTTAATAACTGTTTTTGTTTATAAATATACAAAATAAAAAAGAGCTTGACAAATGCCAAGCTCTCTTAAATATTGTTTTGTTTTCTTAGATTAGAAGTTCAATACACAATAATCCATTCCTACTGTCATGGTAATTGTTTGTGCTTCAGCATCTGTATCCCAGTTGTATCCTTTAAATGCTGCACTTTTAATAAATGCGCCTTTAATAATCCATTCAGAAACTATATCACCTACTGGTCCCAATACGTTGAATGTTAAATCTTTTTTATAGAAATCAGAATAACCATCTCTACCTGTTACAGATTCGTGATGCAAACGTACCCATTCCATTACGGCTTGAGCACCTGATGGTGTGATTGGATCAAATAGTGTCATTGTAATGTCACCCCACATTGCTCTACCTTTTACTTTACGGTATACGTTAATGTGGTTCAATTTAATTTCACCTTGTTCTATAGTAATATCACTAACCTCTTTTACGATATATGAAGGTATTCCATCCATATACATAATAAACCTATTTGCAACTTTAGGTTCAAAGGCTGTGAAAAATATTTCATTTGGGTTTAGTACTGCCATTTTATGTGTCTATTTTATTTTATTATAAATATTATGCTTTTAAGCTTTTACCCCGGGAAAGTAGCTCCCGTAGGTAAAATATTAAAGTTCAAGTAAATGAATTCTGCTGTTTTAGTTGGTTGTAAATAAATAGCTCCTACTAATTGATTTCTATCGATTACATCTGGGGTATTATTTGTATCATCCATTACTACTTTAAATGCATACAATCCTTGTCTTTGTTGTACTGAATCCAAATATGGATTTACTTGGCTCAAGAATTGGTTTCTTGTTGCAGCTGTATTTTGTTCAAATACTAAATTATCTGCTACTTGAGAAATATATGATTTAAGTGAAATTAACAATCTTCTAACATTTACTCTATCTAAAGCAGATGCTTTTGTTTGTAATGTTTTTTGTCCAAATACTACAACTCCTCTTCCAGGCAATGTAGCTAGTGGATTTACTTTACCAGTATATAGATTATCTTTATCAGTTTGAGTTAATTTTCTTTCTACTTGTCTTACTGTTCCTAATCCACCTCTATTGATACCTGCAGGTGCAAACCATGGCTCACTTACTTTATCTGTGTAAGCATAAACTCCTGGGATCATTGTTGAAGCTGGTACCCAAACAATTTGTCCTGTATTAGGATCAGTTGTTTGACACCAAGGCCAATAAGCAGCAGCATATGAACTATCTTGTGTAGCAGCATTTCCGATAGTATTAGTTACTGTTTTAGCATATAAAACTGGGTCTACTACTACGATTGCATCTCCTCTATTTTCAGTATTTGTTACCAAAGTATTTATAGTTCCTGGATAATTATCAAGTGTCAATCCAGGTACTGATATAATATTATATCTAAACTCATTAGGGTTAGCTAATAAATTTAATGCTGTTGTATAACTTTCTCCTACTAAACCTTGAGTATCTGTAGATATAGCATCATATAATTTCATACCTGCTTTTACATTATCTCCTGTACCTGCACCAAATGAACCACTTGATTCTACTGGGATTGAAGATGTATATTGAGGTTTTGCTGCACCGTTATTATCAAGATAATCTGGTGTTTTTAAATTTACTGATTTTACTCTTACATATCTTGAAGAATTTGGAAAAGATCCTGTAACTTGAAGATAAACATTAGTTCCTGATCCATTTACTGTAACGGTTTGATCACCGATTACTCTAGCTATATAGTTTGGAGATTTTGGATCTAAAGATAAGTTTGTAAAAGTTTCTAATATTGAAGGGTTTCTACTATTATCATTTCCTTGTCTAATAACAAGTGAAAATACACCACTAGCTGTATTAGGACTAACAATTTGCCATCTGTAATTATCAGCAGAACCACTTGGTAATGAACCACTAATTTCAGTTGAAGTACTATTCATTATAGTACCAGGACTTAATGTTTCAAGTACAAATGCACTTCCGCTAGAAACTGGTAGGTTAGAACTTACAAATGAAGATGAAGCTGGAGCCCATGCTACTGATTCTGATACTACTCTTGTTACTAACAATGAAGTACCTCCGTTTTGGAAGTAGTTGAATGCTGAAATAGAAGTTAAGAATGTATAAGTATCAGATGCACTTGTAAAAGTACTTCCAAAGTTTGCTAGATACTCACTATAGGTTGTAACTAATGTAGGTATATTTATTCTACCTTTTGCGGTAGGACCTATAATAGCTGCACCAGCCTGTACTGGTAGGGATGTTACTTGTGATTGATCATTTTCTATTGCCAATACACCAGGGGAAATTAATACTTCTGCCATTTTTGTATGTGTTTATTTTGTGATAAATATATTAAACTATGTCAAAAGTCTAATTGCTAGGAAGAAATTCTCCTGTTTCTAAAGAAATACTTCCTTGACCATATTTATCTTCTAATTCTTTAGCTATGGATATTTCTTGTTGTTGGAGACTTTGTAAACTAGACTTTAATTGTTCTTTTTTTAATTGTAGATCCATTATTTGAATTTCTACATTTCCTACAACATTAACTAACTCGTTAAATTGACTTTTTAATTCTGTTAATTTTTGAATTTCTTCTTGTGTTAAAACTTGTTTTTCCATTTTGTTATTTTTGATTATAAATATATAATAATATTTTAAAGACCAAATGTATCTATTTTATAGGCTCCTATACCAAGTGCGTTGGGGGTAACAGTAATAGGAGTTGCAGATGTACTATTTGGAGCGGTGCTGGGTGTTGAGCGGGATATTGTTTGTATTGTAATGTATGGGAATGGTGATGTAGTATTTCTTTGGTATGTTGATAAATTTAAAGTTGTAAAAGCACCATAACTAAGAGGAGTAAATGTAGCATAAAATGTATCATTTAATTTTATATCCAATACTCCACCAATAGCGGCACTAGTATCTAATGCTAAACTATTATTAACATATATATTTAATTTTGTATTACTAATATTACTCCATGTTATTGTAAATGCAGAGTATCCATACCATTCACTTATAGAATATGGGGGGGTGTTATTAGGTTTAAAAAATGAATCCTGGTTTATTATTGAATACCCTGTGGCTGCAGTGGAGGCTCCAATTAAATCATAAGGTGATTTAGTTGATTGGTTTTGTTCAATCCTAATATCATTTAAACTTAAAGGGCCTGAGAAAGGTAAAGACATTACTTTATTTTAGATTTAAGTTCATCAATTTGTTTTTGTTGATCTTTTATAGCTTCAATTAATAGTGGAACTATTTTTTCATATTGTACTGTTAAGTAATTTTCACCGCTTATAGAATTACCGGTCATATCATTATCAAATGGTGCTAATTTAACAGCTTCAGGTAATACTTCTTGTATTTCTTGAGCAAATACCCCTACAAGAGATTCTTCTGTATCGTAGTTAGCTAATGATTTTGCTTTGTCATTCCAATTATATGTAAAACCATTTAAAGATTTTACTTTATCTAATGGATTTTCAATGGGTTTTATATTGGTTTTTAATCTCTTATCAGATGCAAATGCTATGACATTTCCTGTAGTGCTTATTACGCCTGTTCCTGATATAGAAGTAACTAGTTTATTTCCTCCATAGAATAGATGGAAATATGTACTATTATTAAAAGGTACACTATGCCACATTGAGTTTCCTTCTATTCCTATTGCGTAATCTGTAGAAGCTGAAGTAGATAAAGCGGGCCATAATGCTATTTTAGTTCCGGGGCTTCTTGATCCTGTAGTTGGGGCACCAACACCTACATTATTATATTCAATTAAATTACTTGTTCCTCCATTCAAATATATTTGTCCAACTCCAGAACCTGTGGCTGTTGTTCCTGTTCCATCAACTTGTAATATGTTACTGGTAATTCTGCCTAAATTGGGGGTTATTACCACACCTGTACTTCCTGATATTGTTGCTGTGGTTCCAGATCCGCTTGCATATAACATTTGAAAGGTTCCAGCAGTAGTATTACCTAATGATACTAAATTATTATATATACCAGTAAATGATCCTGAAAATGATCCTGTAGCTCTTAATGTAGTTCCATCAAATGTTAATCTATCTGTACCCGCAAAAGTTCCAACATTATTATATTGTATTTGGGTATTTGAACCTCCTGGGGAAATAGCTCCAGATATAAATCCTGCAGAAGATGTATAAAATAATTGACCTGTAGTGTTATCAATAGTTACTAAAAATGATTTTGATTCTGTAGTTAAACCTCTCAAAGCAACAGAACCTGTTGTACTTAAAGATCCAGTTAAAGATAATCCATTAGTAAAACGTCCTGAACCTGATACATCTAGATTAAAGGATGGAGTTGGTTGGTTTATACCTATTCTACCATTTCCTACAGATCCCGAAAATACATTTCCACTTAGAGTTCCGTATGATCCAGAACCAAATAATATACCTCCTATGTTTATACCATTTCTATAATTGTATGGTAATGATATATTTGTACCTATAACTATATTGTTAGGTCCTATTGTACTGTCTATACCCCCTCTTCCTGCATTATATCCAAATAAATTTGAATTTGATGCTGATGCGGCAAAACCTCCTGCTCCTTGTCCTATAAAGTTAGAACCTGAAGCGAATATAGCAAATGATCCAGCTCCAAATCCTATAAAGTTAGAATATGAAGCACTCTGAGCACTAACTCCTGTTGAACTTCCTATCATGTTTGAGAATATTGTAGCTGCGGTATCTTGTCCAGCAGCGTATCCTATTCTAATATTATTTAAAGGTCCAAAACCTGTAGATGGGGTAAATAATGCTGAATCAACTATGGCTAAATTATTTCCTACAGAATATATAATAGTATTTCCTACTGTAGAATATCCTGAAACTGAAGAATTGCCTGTTACATCTAAAGGACCGGTTACATCTAATGAACCTGATATTGTAATATCATAATCGTTTGCTCCTGTAAATGCATCTACAGATTGTGAAACATGCCAAGATTGTACTGTAAAGCTTTGTGATACCTGGTCAATGTTAGGTACAAATATTTTTTTTAATATTTTTGCCATTTATTTTCTTTATTTATAAATATTTTTATTTTTAATTAACAATATTATCTGGGTTGAATTTTATATTGTAATATCCTGCTCCTGCATCTTGGTACATATGTCCTATTATACGATTTGGCGTCCCTGGGGCAGTATCTCGCATAGTTCCTGCAGTAGCACTTAACCATAAACGTTGTCCAGGTGAATATAAAGATATTAAAATTCTATTTGTTACTACAAATCCTTGTAGTAATATTGTTATATTACCACTTGTACTAGCGTTATATAAACATATACCTAGTAAATTAAATGCTAAACTATTAGATGCTTCAGCAGATGCTCGAACCCAAGTATGGGATGTACCATTTAAAACAATTATTTGTCCGAAACTTAAATTCTCTCCAGCTATTCCTGAAATTGTTTCTCCGTAATAACTATCTATATTGGAAGGTAATCTACCATATTCTACAAAAGATGTTATACCTGCTGTAGGGGTTGTAGTATTTACAGTATCTGATATTTTTATTATGGCGTTACTTGCATTATTATTTAATATAGTCCCATCAAATGTTAAAGCTGATTCACCATTTATACTTCCACCTCCAGTAGCTGTTAGGATATAATCATTTGTATTATTTGCAACAGCTTGAGATATATTAGATGCAGATATTGCTCTAGTAGCCCATGATGATGTTCCTTGTAAAGATCCTGTTATATTTTCACTTACTCTTAAAGATCCTGTTATTGTAGTATTTCCAACTATTGTTGTACTACCTGTAATTGAAGTTGATCCTGTAATTAAAGTTGGTCCTGTAATTAATATTCCACTTTTTACTGTTACTCCACCATCAGTAAATGTAGCTGAACCTGATGATATAAAATTATCTTTAGCAGTAAGGGTTCCTGTATTGATCGTTAATGCTCCATTAAAGTTTGAAGATCCTGTTACTGATAAAGCTGGTATTAGATTACTTCCTCTATCGATTGTAGTAGCTACTGTAGTATTATCTACACCATTATATGGTAAATTTACAAATAGTGAACCTGTATTTACTGTTAAAGATGAAGATTGTATGGTAGTTGAACCAGATAATATTGTATTTCCTATATTTCTTAAACTTCCAGATATAATAGCTGAACCTGTGAATGGGAATGTTCCTCCAATTACTGATAGAGCAAAAGATGCTGTTACTGCACTTTG